CCTTTCTGTTCTTTACCTTACCACCCCTCACTGCTTCTCACGCTGATTCTGTTCAGCTACCGCTACGGCATAGCCAATAGGGTCTGTTTCCTTTAGAACATCTAAGTCCACACCCCGATTTTGCTGCGTAAGGAAGCTATCCAACGCTTGCAATTTCTGGGCGTATGCCTGTCGCTCTTGTTTTACATACTCTAAATGTTGACGTTCAGCTTCAATCGCCTTACGTTGTTCAGCTAGAGCCTGAGACTTTTTAGTGTAATCAGTACCTTGTTGGTAACCTTTGATAAGTTCATCGAGTTCGACCTCAACTTCCTCACCAGCAGCCTTGACTTTATATCTTGGCTTTGGTTGTTCTTCCTCGGATTCCTCCTCAGAATATTCAACTTCATCAGAAGCTTGCAGTTCTTCTGTTTGTTCCTCAGATTGGCCTTGTTCGGCTTCCTCAGAATTTCCCATTAGACCTTCAAACGCTGAAGCGGCTTGGTTTACATCTAGGCTTTCACTCCCTTGTGGGTTGGTGTTTTCCATTTGTCATCTCAAAAATCGCCAGACACCTTCTGGACGGAGGAGTAGCTTAAAAGCTACAGAATCTTCCACTTTTTCTCTTTGATTAAGGTTTCCGAGGCCAAGCCTTCTAGGTGTCCTGTAATCAATTCCAATGTCTTTATGTAGTGGTAAGCATCTTCTCGCCTATCTAATTCATCTACATTTGTGTTAATTATTACACTAATTTGCTGTTTTTTCAAATTATCTATGACTTCTTTGAAAAAGTCATCATTAAGCAGGTTTTGCGCCCATTGTGCTTTGAGGTGCTTGTCCATATTGGTTTTGTATCCCAGAGATTACATCATTGATAGACAATGAACTTGTTGGTGGCATACCTTGTTTGCTACCCAAGATACTCATTAAATCATTGTAGCTAAGATTAGATGGCTGTGAATATTTGACTGGCTCTGGAACTTTTCCATAGTTAGGGTCAAGGAATTTTTCCCATTGTGTGCCAATCAACAAGTTTTGATTACCAAAATCAATAGGAGTTAAAGGTTGATATGGTGAAGTAGGCTGTGTTGTCGGAGGAGTCCATTCTGGAGGAATAGGAACAATTGGATATGTTGTCTTTGGAGGTGTTACTGCATTTGCAACACCACCAACAGCCGCAACAGTACCAATCACCTTTAGAACGTCAGAAATGCTTGGTGTCTTATCTGGAGGAGTAGGAGGCGTAGGAGGTGCTGGAGGTGTAGGAGGTATTGTTGGCAACACCAATGGAACACTAGGAACAATTGGAGGAATAGGAGTAGTTGGCGCTGTAACAACAGGCTTTGTACCAGTAACAGTTACTTCAGGAACTGTAGCCGATGGTGTAAGCAATGTAGGGGTTGCTGTATCTTTAGGTCTTTCAGACTTAATCTCAACTGTAGGAACAGTATTTGAAATTGCATTGATAACGCCAGATAAGTTTGTAGGTGTTGGTGTTGCTGGCGCAGTAACTGTTACTTCTGGTACTGTAGATGCACCTGTTGTTGGCATAGTTGTGCTTGGCACAGTTAAACCTTGACCAATACCCATGTCATCTAAAAACGCAGAAATCTGATTGTTAGTCAATCCTGCATTTTGCATATCTTTAACTAATTGACCTTCTAGTGAAGCATCAAACTGTGTTTGAGTCATGCCAGAAGCATCAATTGCAGAACCAGATGAAATTAAATCATTAACTGTAGAGCCAAGCAAAGAAGCACCACCGCCAACTAAACCTGCTTTGACAACATCTTTTAAGTCTGCGCCAGTTGCAGCAGTAGTTCCTGCGTTTAGCAATCCAGTCCCTACAGCCGTTGCAGTAGCACCAGTACCAAGACCAACTGCCTCACCAATTCCTGCTGGCAATCCTGTAGCCATTAACGCAGCCTTAATAACTGGGTCATTGAAAGCATCAGCTAAGCCGCCAAAGAATGATTTGTCTCCTGTGCTTTTTGAGGTGCTTACATATTCTCCAGTTGGGCTATATTGTTTTACATCTGTTCCAACAGCAATTTTGTCACCAACACCACCTGTTGTTTTATAAACAGATACACTTTCAATAGGGCCTACTTGTTGGTCTTCACCAGAACCAGTTACTGTATTGATTGCTTGCACAAAAGTATCACCAAGCAACACAGCTTCATTTGGAGGCAAAGTAGCAGCCACACGAGCAGCAATCTCACCTTCATCAGAGCCAGTCGCCTTTGCCATATCAGCAGGGCTTACTCCATAAGTAGCCATAGCAGAAGCAATATCTGCATCACTCATGTTTGGATTAGCAAGCAGAAAATCTACAATTTGTTGTGCAGATACAGCCATGATTAACCTTTAATCTCTACGTTAGATGTAATGCCAGCACCAATCTTCATTGCTTTCAATTGGGCTTCTGCTTCAAACTCTTGTTGCTTCATAGCAAAATAAGTTTGTTGTTTATCACGCTCTAATTGCAACTTAGCAGCCTCTTTCTCACGCAACAATTGCATCTCAAGAGCAGCCTTTTGTTGAGCCATCTGTGAGTCAATCTGCATCTGCTGTTGTTGCAGTTGCATATCAGCTTGAGCTTTTTGTTGATTGGCTTGAATCTCAGCCTGTGTCTTAGCCATCAATGCCTGTACTTCTGGAGGCATCTGTTGCTGTTGTGGAGGAGGATTCGAGAGCATCTGGTCTTGCTCTGGCGTAATTGCTTTGTAGAATTGTGCAGAATCTTTAAAGCCAGCAATTTCAACCATGCGTCCAAGAGTTTCACGATACTGAGCTGGTGAAACATAAGGATTGGCAGGGCCGTACTGACCAATCAACTGCTCTTGTTTAGCAACAATCATGGAAAGCATAGCCATCTGTTCTTGGCGATTTCCTGCACCCAAACCTACGTTGATGGCAACATCGTATTGGTTAGCCCATGTACGTGGGTCAAACTCTACGAATTCGCCACGCATACGCACTAGACGAGGCTTGTCTTGGTACTTGCACAAGAGATGCAAGATACCCTTGAACAAAGACTTAACACCAGTCTCAGCAAAAATGCGAGCCATCAGTTCAATCTTACCTGCACCAGCTTGTTGCATCGAGGCAACCGCAGCAGCAGTCACATTCTGCAAGATAGATGGGTCAAGCCCTTGTGAGGCATCAGACACACCTGTACGCTTTGACTGGATTGTGTCCAAGTACTGAAGCATTGGGAAAGCTTGAGATGCTACGTTCTGCACTACAAGTTGTTGCACAGCTCCTTGAGACTTAGCACGAATAACACCACCAGCAGTAGATGTAAGCAAGTCATCAAGGTTTACCTGTCCTTCAACAGCAACCACTCGTGCATTGTTTGTCAGATACAAGTTATCCAACATCTGACGAGTGATAGTAGTCTTAATCAGTTGCAAGTCAGTTGTTCTGTCTGCAAGTGAGTTACCAAAGAACTTGTGTGGGATTGGAATAGGGCAGATAGAATGGAAAGGAACATAATCCACCTCCTCAATCATTTCCTTGCCTTTAACATCTTGCAGAATTTCATTTCCTGCATAAAAGACTTGCACCAATGATGCAATGCCTTTGCCATCTATATCAGTTTTGACATAGCACTCAAAGACTTCAATCTCTTGCATTGATGGGTCATCGGTCTGCACTTGGTAAGGCTGCTCACCAGCAGAATAACGAGCCACACGCTCTGGCGTATATGCCAAAGCATCATCCATCTGCAAGCCTTCAACTTGCTTCTTATTGAAACCCATAGCAATCAATGTGCTACGAGTCAACATCTGACGATGTGCCACAAATGGGCTATCAGCAATAGTACGAGCCTTCTTACTAATCAAGAATTCCTCTGGAGGAACATTCTCAATCGTTACCTTACCTGATTTCTTTTTCTTTTGGACTACTACGTTGTGAGTAGCACCCATGACAGGCTGACCAGTTTGGTCAATGACTGGCTGTCCATTAGGGTCAAAGATTGGGAAATCTATTGTTTCTTGTTCGACAACTTCCATGCTTTCATCACTTAAAAGCATTGCTAACTCATCATCAGACAAGTCGTAGTAACGCTCTTTTGTAATGTCTTCTTTGTCTTCCCAGAAAGCTTTAACAATGCCGTTCTTTTGCAAGAGGGCATCTTTAAACCAGTCATGCAGGATAGCTACGCCTTCGTTGTCACGATGGAATACCCAATTGCAATAGTCTGTAGCTTGCTTGGCAGACGCTTCGTCTTGTGGGCCTTGAGGCTCAAAGACAACAATCTGGTCTGAGCCTGTGAAAATGCGTACAAGCGATGGCAAAGCACCATCAATAGCCTCTGCTACCTCGCCTGTGACAATCTGTGACTTACCCTCGACCTCATTACCATAGGGCTGACGCAAATAGGCTTCTAAAGCCTGTTTACGCTGCTCTACTGTTTCAGATTCAATATATCCAATAGCATCATCAATTTCAGCTTGGAGTATTGACTTCAAGTCGTTCTGTTCCATGTGTATCCTTCGGAGGGCGACCGATTTTAGGTCTTTGTGAGGATTGTAATCCTTTTACCACATTTTCCAACATTTCGATACGCAATTCAAGTTCTTTTACCTTTGGGGCGAGATTTACGCCTTGACGTTCTATAAACATTACACAATCCATTTCGGAGCTTGGTTAATCGGCTTACTCCACGTTGAATGACCTTCATCCAACCCCAGAGCAAGATAACGGAAAGAATCAGAGCCGTGAGAAGACCAATCGTGAAGTGGTCTTTCATAGAAAATCTTACGCTTCTCATCGTAGTCTCTGCGGTAGTTTCTCAGGCAATTTAGCCCTGTTTGCACTTGTGGGACATTAAACCAACACCTTGGAAGCAGTCGCCTTACAGCCTGAATACCATCGTCTAGTCCCATTCTGGGAGCAATCTTTATCTCTAACCCTGCTTCCTCAAGCATCTCTAGTCGGCTCTTACCAGACCCTAACTCCCTAACCCTCACATCATGGGGCAAGATATGCTCTGCTTTTATATAGTCGTTATCTCTAATCCACTTCACATAGTGGTCTAGTCCAACACCATGATTCTCGTAATAGTCAATCAGGCGCACCTCAGAGCCTACCAACTGAGCCACCCAGATAGATGTAGAGTCACCCATACCCAAGTCCCAAGCAGTAAAGGTACGGCTTAGTTCCTCTCTGGGAATCTCTTGCATATGTTTCTTGTCTTCCAGTTCATTCAAGATTTGCCCATAGTACGAGCCTTCTACAGCAGCGTCAAAGCTACACTCAAACTCTTGGCGGTACTTATCCTCACCCATCTCATTCTTAGCTGCTTTAAGTTCTACCTCATCAACAACACCAGTCTCAGATGCTTTGAACTCTAGCAATCCCCAACCATCCTCTTTCTCAGCCCTGTCTCGCAGTTCTTTGAAGTGGTTATGGCCTTTGGGTGTACCAATGAACAAGCACCAACCTTTTCTATCGGCTAGTGCAGGTCTGACAATATCTGTCCAAATCTTAGGATTCTGGTCACCAATCTCGTCTAGGATTACTCCATCAAACCATTGACCACGCAATGAGTCTGGGTTGTCAGAGCCATAAAGCTGAATCCTTCTGCTTCCCAAGAAATCAACTCTTAACTCTGAAATGTTGTTTGTTGCCTCTAATGGCTCAACATATTTAATCAAATAATCCCAAGCAACACGCTTTGCTTGCCCATAAGTCGGGGCAATGTAGGCATATCTAGCCATTTCATGTTGATTGTTGACAGCTTCCATAATCAAATGGTTTAAAGCTGAAACTGTCTTGCCGAACCTTCGATGTGCAACAACTACGCCAAAACGCTTTTCTCCAAGCATTTCATGTATTTTTAATTGATGCTCTCTAGGTTTGTAGTCAATCTGGATTTCTACTTCTTCCATGTGACTACCATTTTCAAAGGCTTATCAGTATCACCACCAACTTCAACAGCAGAAAGCCTTGGGTGAATATATGGCGCAGCATCTTTAGCAACTCTTACAGCGGCTTCTTTATCGCCACTCTGATAGAAGTCAATCATTGATTCAATCATCACTTCTAGTGGCGTTAAACCCATCTCAGCGCACTTTTCTGCAATTTCTCTAGTCTTAGTAGTAACGCTTCCTACTTTTCGACCAGCACCTACTCTAGCACCACCACGAGATGATTTAGTTTGATTATTTTCATTTGTCATTTGTATGACCCCTTATGTATATAGCTATTGCCTCAAATACTTCTGGATTGTCGCAATCTGACTTTAGCCTGTTTGCTTTCCAAGATATTACACGAACATTTCCTTTAGTGTAACCTTTTGTATTAACAACTTTATCAAGTGTGGGTGTTGAGTCACTTTTATGACCATTTCCCTTTGACGATAGAGTAATACCAAGAACGCAACACTTATCAGGTATTGCACAGTCTTCAACTTCAATATTGAATGGTATGTTTGCTCTTTTTGCTCTGTTTCGAGCCTCAATCCAGATTGTTCTAGCTGGATTTTTATAGTATCTAACCTTACGCCATTCAACCCATGATAGTTCTTGACTATAAGATTTCATGCAAGGCTTACAGTAGCTTCCTCTGCCAGTAAGCGATGCCCTATTTGCATAGAATTCAGATGGCTCTTTGTATGAACTACATCTTGAACAATGATGTAACTCTTTCCCATCCTTAACAACTACTCGCTGTTGTCGCTCCATTCACATTCCTTTCGGTTTGTGAATATTTTATCATAATATTCGTAAAAATATTACTTACTTTTTTTCTTCATTACTTTTGAAGCAGAACTCAAAGCAATCGCAACTGCTTGCTTTGGATTCTTCACAACCTTGCCACCTTTGCCAGAGTGCAGTTCACCCTTGCCAAATTCGTGCATGACAGTAGCCATTTTAGCTTTGCCAACTTTGTTCATCTTAGGAGTTTTCATAGTTTCAAGATCGGAAGAGCACACGTCTGAACTCCAGTCACATCACGATATCGTATGCCGTCTTCTGATTGAAAACAAAAACAACAGCAAGATCGATATAAGTCAAAGTCACTATAGCGTTAAGTGACTGAATCTCTTAAGTCGCCGAATGCAGCAAACGCCCAAGGTCAAGCATACAAATAGAGCCCTGCTACGGAACAAAAAAACGCACACAAAAATGTAGATAGTAATATACATAACAACA